GAAGATAAGTTTTATTTACCTGAAGATTGGAAAGAAATCAAGGTAACAGAAGATGTTTATGATAATGATTCTGAAAGGTTTGCTATTGGTATTGAATCTGAAGTTGAATTTGGTGGATATTCTGATAATTGGGATACAGTACTTGAAAGATATACTTTATTAGGTAATAATCTTTATCATCAATGCTTAAAAGATTTAACTCCTATACTTGGTAGAAAGAGAGCTAAAGAATCTGCTAGATATTTTAAAACTTATAACTCTCAAATACAAGCTGATGTAATGTTTAATATGAGATCATTTGCTAACTTTCTAAAGCTTAGGAATAGTGAGCATAGTCAAAAAGAAATTCAAACTATTAGTAATACAATGCTATATTTGATAGAAAATATTCCAAATTCTCCTTTTAAATATACTTTAGAAGCTTGGGGAATGGTTTCTGATAAAAATAATTTGTTAGTTTAAGATATTTGTTATATATTTGTAGTTATATAAATATATAAAATATCTTAAATATGAAAGTATACGAAAACAGAATTAAACATCAAGAATTTATTGGAACTATAATAGGGAAAGTAAAAGTAATAGAATTCGATAGAGTTGAAGAAGGTAATGAAAGAAATATTTATTATTATAAATATAAATGTTTTTGTGGTAATATAGAATCAGCTCCTAAATATTCTCTTTTACAATCTAAAAAATCAAGAAATACTTATTGTTGTTCAAAATGTAGAAAAGACAAATTATCAGAATGGGCTAAAACAGCTTGTGTAAAATACACAGACCCTATAGAAGGTAAATGTTCTATTTTATTTTCTAACTATAGAGCAAAATGTAAAATTAAAAAATGGGATTTTAAATTAACATTTTCTGAATTTAAAATGTTGGTTACTTCAAATTGTCATTATTGCAATTTAGAACCTAATAAATGTAGAATGGATAGAAGTAAAATCAGACAAGGATTGTCAAGAATATATTTTAATGGTGTAGATAGGCTTGATTCTAACAAAGGTTATGAAATAACCAATGTCGTTCCTTGTTGCGAAGATTGCAATAAAGCTAAAAGAAATTTAGAATATAATCAATTTTTAGAATTAATAAAAAGAATATATGAATTTAAACTTAAAAATGCAAATGATTGCACATTGGAACTATGATTGATAAAAGAAAAGAAAAGCAACAAGAGCTTATAAATTGCATAATTACAAACAAATATTCAGGTATTTTTGTTGCATCTCCTAGGTTTGGTAAAACTTATTGTATTTTACAAGCTCTACTACCAATTCAACATTTAAAGATTTTGATTATAGTTCCATTTGATACTATCAAGAAAACATGGGAAGATGAAATCATTAAATGGAATTATACAGGAGAACTAGATATTATTCTAAAAACCTCTGTAAAAAAGGTTGATTTAACCTCTTATGATTTGATAGTTAAAGATGAGTGTCATTCTCTATCAGAAACTGAAATTTCATACTTTAAACAAGCTAAAAAACCTATATGTGCTATTACAGGTACATTAGGGAAAAAAGTTAAAGATAAGTGGTTATATCAACTTGGGGTTAAAGAAAAATTTAGATATGATGTAATTGATGCTGTTGGAGATTCTATTGTTAGTGATTATAAAATAACTGTACACTATTGTGAGTTAGATGATAAAGAACTAGATGTAGAATTCAAAGGTAAATTATATACAGAAAAACAAGCTTATGAAATATTTAGTAGAAATATGGATTATTTTAAGAGAATCAATAATGCAAAGATTAAACTTTATTACGCGGGATTAAGAGCTAGATTAATTTATTCATCAAAGAATAAAATTGCTTTAGCTAAATCATTAATTAAGAGTAAAAAGAGAGTTCTTGTATTTACTGCTTTAACTAAAGTAGCCAACAAACTTTGTAGAAGTGTTTACCATAGCCAAGCCAAGAATGATAATCTTAACAGATTTAAAGATAAAAAAATTAACAAACTAGCTACCATTTCTATGGTAGATATGGGTGTAACAATTTCAGATCTAAAACATTCTATAGTTCATCAACTAAATTCTGTTGAAGAAAGAGCTATTCAAAGGGTACTAAGGGTTATGAATATTGATGGGAGTAGAATAGCAGAAATTGACGTATTATGTGTTAAAAATACAGTAGATGAAGATTGGAATAAATCTTCACTAGCATTTGTACCAGAAACTAAAATAAATTATATAAACAATGGCTAAACCAAAATTATCAACAACAGACTTAAGAGTAGCAATGGGATGGATAAGAGATTATTGTGATCCTGCAACAGCCCCTAAAACCCCTGAAGAAATGAAGGCTTTGATTGAAGATATGTATGAGGTAGAAGTTACTAATATACAAGATGTTGAAGAATATTTTAATGAAAAATATGATTACGATACTTATATGGAAGAAAAAGCTGAATATAGTTATAATGATTAATAAAATATGAAAACTAAACTACAAATTATTGATGAAACTGTAAGGTATTACAGAACTCATAGTAGAGGAATAAACTCACATACCAATTGTGAATATATTACTGAAGATGGTAATATGTGTGCAGTTGGTAGATGCTTAACAAAGAAAGCTTTAGATAGCATACTTTATGATAATCCTGGTGATCTTTATGATTTGAGTGACCGTTTTGATAATTATATACCTTTTAAACAATCTTATAAAGGGCATGAAGATGAATTTTGGAGTACTTTACAAGATTTTCATGATTCAAGATCAAATTGGGAAGAAAATTCAAAAGGGGGTAATAATCTAACAGAAGGTGGTAAAAATAGATTGGCTTTTTTAAAACAGATTTATGGAAATAAGTAAAGAATTAGCTTTGGAACTGGGAGTTAGTATGACAGATTTATTTTATTTATATAAAGTGTTATACAAACTCCCTGATGTAGATATTGAAGGATTAGAATCCAAAGGATATTTACAATTTAATGCTGTTTCTGATTCAATTGCTAGAAAACTAATACCTCAAAAAACTCCATTTGATACCATTTATGACTCATATCCTCATAAAATAGGAACTAGGGTACTAAAAGCCGTTAAACATGATACTGGTGATTATAGTTACTGTACAAGTAAATTTAATTATTATGTCAGGAAAAATCCTGATGTAGCATCTAAAATGTTAAAAGGTCTTAAAATGGAATTACAAATGAGAGAAAAAGGTAATAGTCAACAATTCCAACAAGATATTAAAACTTGGTTTAATCAAAGGACTTGGGAGAAATATTGTGATTTGGAAATTGAAGAAGAAATAGAAAAATATGATGCTATCTAATGGAATTAAAAAACAGAATTAAAGAAGGTGTTGATGGTGCTTATGAAGGATTATCTAATGGTTTTAAAAGACTAAATAACTTTATATTTGGTGTTCAAAAAGCCTGTTATACTTTAATTGGCGGTGATTCAGGTACTTATAAAACTACATTGTTAGATTTTATAATATCTAGTGCTATTGAAGATGCTATTGCTCAAGGTAAAAAAATTAATGTTTTTTACTATTCATTTGAGATAGATGCTTTAACTAAAAAATGTAATTGGTTATCTAGAGCAGTAGCAAATAAGTATGGAAAAATAATTCCCCCACAAAAGATTAAAGGTCTTAGAACTAAAGATAATATTGAAGAGATGAGTTTAACTGAAGATGAACAGCAATTAGTTGATAGTTGTATTCTTGAAGTTGAAGAAATGTTTTCTAGAATTAATTTTGTTTTTGAGCCTATAAATCCTACAGGGATTAGGAATGAATTATTTAAACACTTTGAGTCTAGAGGTAAATTATTATATGAACCTTATGAAGATGAGAATGGTGTAAAAAAACAAAGGATTGTTGGATATAGTCCAAATGATCCTGATGAAATAACTATTGCAGCTATTGACCACTTGGCTTTAATGAAAGATGAAAGAGGTTTTGATACTAAACAAAATATAGACAAGATGTCAGAATATTCTATATTTTTGAGGAATGTATTTAAACTCAGTATATTTTATTTACAGCAATTTAACGATGGCTTAAGTAGTGTAGAAAGGTCTAAGTTTAAAGGGGTAGATTTATCTCCTCAGAAGTCTGACTTTAAGGATAGTAGAAATCCTTATACAGATGCTGATGTAGTTATTGGGCTTATGTCTCCTTTTAAATTAGATATGGCTAGTTCATTAGGCTATGATGTTAGTAGACTTAAAAGAAAATTAGTAATTTTGAAGATTATTAAAAACAGATTGGCTGATGACAATATTGCTATCCCAATCTACGTTAAACCAGAAATAGGTAGTTTTATAGAACTCCCTAAAGATGCTAATTCTCAAGAAGCAAAACAATTTTATGACTAAAATTAAATAAGGGAAACCTTAACATATAAACAATAAACATGCAAGAAGAAAATAATGCAGAAGTGCAGTTAACAGAAGAACAAATGACGGAACAGAATATTAAAGCATTTCAAGAAGCTCAGGCTAAAATGGAAGCATTAAGAGTTCCTTTGCTAGGAGATACATCAACAGATACTATTCAAAGAATTAGATGTATTGTTGATATTTTAAACCTTAAAATTACAGTTCCAAAGTATGTTACAGAGACTATAAATAAACAACAGTTTGATAAACTAACTGGAAGTGTTGAGTTGCATATGTTTCCTCATTATGGGAATGATGAAAGAACTCAAGCATATATGGAAGCTCAGCATAGAATAATGATTGATAGAGTTATTAAACTAGCAAATACTTTGTAATGGAATTATTATATAAAGATTTTAAATTGATTAAAGATCAATATTGTTGGACTTTAATTCATTTAAAAGAATATGATAAATTAGATAAGCTAGGGGGAATTCCCACTGGTGAAAAGGGTATCAAAGAAGATGTTATTGGATACTACCCTTTGATTGATTTTTCAATAGTATTAAATAGATTAGCTACAGAGCTAGTTGATGCTTCTACTATTGCAGAATATATAGAACAATATACTAAAGTTGTTCAAGATTTAAAACAATTTGTAAATAATAATGTTACCAACATCAAAAATACCAATAACCAGGGACAATCCTAAAAGAACTGTTATTTATAGTAAACCTAAAGCAGGTAAAACAACTGCTTTATCAATGCTAGAGAATAATTTAATTTTAGATTTCGAGAATGGTTCTGATTACGTTGAAGCTTTAAAAATTAAAATCCCTTCATTGGCTTACTTAAAAGAAGTTGGTGAAGAAATTATAAAGCAAGGTAGACCTTATAAATATATTTCTGTAGATACAGTTACTGCATTACAGGATATGTGTTTAGGGTTGGCTAAAAAGCTTTATATGGATACACCTATGGGTAAATCTTTTACAGGGGATAATGTACTCAAACTACCTAATGGTGCAGGTTATCTATATCTTAGGGAAGCTTTCTTTAAAATTATAGATTACATTGAAACACTGGTTCCTGAAGAAGGTGGTATCATTTTAGTAGGACATTTGACTGATAAAATGGTAGAATCTAATGGGAAAGAAGTTAGTGCTGTTGATATTGATTTGTCAGGTAAACTTAAATCTTTAATCTGTTCTAAAGCAGATGCTATTGGTTTGCTTTACAGGACTCAAAATCAGGTCAAAATTAACTTTAAAACAAGTGATCAAATTACTTGTGGTGCTAGACCAGAGCATCTAAAAAATCAAGAAATTATTATTACTGAACTAGTTGATGGTAATTTAGTTTCTTATTGGGATAAAATATTTATCTAAAAATCTACTCTATTAGAGTAACAAAAACAAATAAATTAAGAATGAACTTTTTTGAAACAGTACAAGAACCTGTATCTACAGGTGGAAATTATATTAAAGCAGGAATTAACGAAAAACTAGTATTTGATGGTTTTTCAATTAAAATTGATAAAAACGGAAACCCAATGTTGGTTAGAACTTTTTATCCTGAAGGTGGTGATGCAGAAAAAACTTCTAGAAGCCAGTATGAATCTTTCTCTCAAGGAGTTAGAACTGATAGAACTGGAAAACAAATTTCTAACTATGTTAGCTGGGTAACTTCAGTATTGCATTTTCTAGATGCTTTGACTACAAGAAAACAAGCTTCTTCAGTTATGTTTACAACATTGCCTGTCCCAGAATCTGATTCTGATGATATTGCAGTTACTCAAGCTCAGTTAGAAGCTTTTGTTGATGCTATCAATCCTATTGTTAAAGGGAAGGTAGTTAGATACAAATTTGTTGGGGAAGAGAAAGAAAGTACTAAAGAAGCAGGTAAAATTATTACTGTTGCTAATTTGAAAGTAGCTTTTGTTCCTTATGCAGAAGCTATGACTGAAGGTTGTGAGAAACCTGTACTTGCTGAAACTAAACTAAGATTTAACCCTGAAAGTAAGTGGGATGTTAAAAAAATGATCCCTATTGCTCCTGATGTAGATACATTTGGAAGTTCAGATACTTCAGCAGGATTTTAATAAAAAAATACAATGTTTGATACATTAGGAATTACTAAAGAAAAACTTTTAGAAAAAGTTACAGAGTATCAAATATTTAAATATTATTGTAAGAACTTTGTTGAAAATAAACTGTTTTCATCTGAATTCAGAAGTGATAGTACCCCATCTTGTAAAATATACAATAACAATGGTAAATTAATTTATCATGATAATGGGACTAGAGAAACTTATGATTGTTTTGCTTATATACAAGCAAAATATAAAGCTCAGTATAAAATAGATTTATATTTCAATGAAGTTCTTAGGATAATTGCTAATGATTTTGGTGTTATAAAGACTATAAATAACAAAAGTATAATACCCTCATTAAACTATATAGGTAAAGCCGATACATTTAAAGGTATTAGAACTAAATATTCTCTTAAAAAAAAGAAAAGAGATTGGAACAGAACTGATACTTATTGGCGTGACTATAACTTGAATGAAGAATTGCTAGATTTTTATAGAGTTGAACCCTTAGATTATTATTGGAGAGTTAATGCAAACGATTATTTAGATTTAGCTTATGACTATAAAAACAATATATTTGACCCAGCTTATTCATATGAAGAAATTAACGGTTACCGTAAGATCTTAAGACCATATGCATCTAAGCAGAATAAGTGGGATAGTTGTATGCCAAAACAAATAGTCGAAGGTTATAATCAGTTAGAGAATACAGGAGAATACTGTATTATTACTTCAAGTAGAAAAGATACTATGGTATGGAGATCTTTTGGATTCAATGCTTGTAATCCTGGAAGTGAAACTATATTCCTAACCGAAAACTGTTTACTTCTACTGAAAAGTAGATTTAAGCATATAGTAATTAACTATGACAATGATGAACAGGGAGTTAAATCTATGAAATGTTATTCAAATATGTTCGCACTCCCAGTTTTTATAATACCAAAATTATCAGCATCAATAAAAGACATATCTGATCTTGTTTACTTTAAAGGAGTAGACACAGCTCAGAACATAATAAACAATTTTAAAAATAATTTAATATATGGAACCGAATTATAATTTTGACCAAGAAAATACTACAAATACTGCCACTATTACCCCACAAGTAATTAGAATTAGCCAAACAGAACTAGGGGCTTTGAGAAATCAAGGTTACAATAGAACTGCTATTGCTGAACATTATGGGATTACCCCACAAGAACTTTATCAAGTAATGGTAGGTTTTAATATGGTTAAACAACGTACAGAAAAAGAAAATCTTCCTTCTTACATTATTGAACCAGTATTTGATCTTCCAGTACTAGCTACTCCAGTAGTAGTAGATGAAGTTACAGCCTAAATAATAGGGGGAGAAATCCCCCTTTTATTCTTTTTATTATGAAAGAAAAATTAGAAGAATACCTACAGTCACGCCTTAGAATTTTAGATAAACTATTAAATTCTAATTCAGGGGTGGTTACAAATGATGCTCTTGAAGATGTTAGAATCTTAGGGCAAATAGCAGAAATTGAATTTATGCTAAAATATATTAATACAATCAAAAATGAAAGATTATGTAATTGTTGATTTTAAAAAAGAAGCTAATCCTAAAACACCAAAGTTTGAAAGACTTGGGTTTAATGATCCTATTAGACATCCTAATGTTAATATGCATCCAACTAATTATGGGATTTATAAAATTACAGAACCTACAGCATTACTTTGTTATATCCCAACAATTTTACAGGATGAAATTGGGGTAGCTCAGTCTATTATTGATGGGTTTGAAAGCAATTCTTATAAGAAACTATGAGAAGTAAAAGGACTACTACTAGAAATAAAAATGAACTTCCCCCAGAAAGAAGGGCTAAAAAACCTAGAGTAGCTAAACAAAAGAACCATAAAGTAGGTAATGCTCAGAAAGTTATCCATGATGGAATTCAATTCCAAAGTTACTTAGAAAAAACTATGTACAATCTGTTTACTGAAAATGGATTTGTTTATGGGAAAACATTCTTTTATGAAAAAGTGTTTGCTACTTTATTAGAACCTTTTAAAATTGAAAATGAAATCTGGATTAATAAAAAGTCTTCAAAAACTTTTATAATGGAATCTAAATCTGTAAGAAAAATGATTTATACTCCAGATTTTACAGATAGTGATGATCTATTTAAAGCTAAATGGGTTGTTGAAACTAAAGGAAATCCTAATGAGCGTTGGGGATTGGTTTTTAAACTGTTTAAACTATGGTTATCTGTAAATAACCCTACTTGTAGAATATTTGTTCCTTGTAATAAAACTCAATGTGAGGAAACTATCAAAATGTTAGTAAATGAAACTAGTAATTGATGGAGATAGCATATGTTTTATTTGTGGGTGGAATACTGTTTTTAAAGCTTGGGATATTGACTATGATAGAGTTATACTAAATGTTAACAATCTAGTTAGTAAAATACTTATTAATACTAAAGCTAAACAATATTTAGGTTTTGTAGGAAAAGGTAGGGGCTTTAGAAAAGAGTTATTTCCTGATTACAAAAGTAACAGAGACGGTGTAGTTTACCCTCCTTATTTAAAGGAAATTAAACAGCATTTAGTTGATTACTGGGGATTTATAGAAGTAGATCAATTTGAACCAGATGATGCAGTATCTATCCTTAAGAAAAGAGATCCTGAAGTTATTATAGCAGCCATTGACAAAGACATTGTATACAATATTGCTGGAAAGCATTATAATTATAAAACTCATGAATGGGTTAATACAGGAATTATAGAAGCTGATATAACATTTTGGAAATCAATGATTATTGGAGATACTGCTGATGGAATTAGTGGCATCCCTAAAAAGGGAGAAAAATATATAGAAAAGGTCTTTGAAACCAGTATTACAAAAAATTATAGAGAAATAGTATTTGAAGAATATATTAAACATTATGGTGAATATGAAGGTATAAAAGAGTTCTATAAGAGTTATATCCTTCTAAAAATGTTAGAAGAAGATATTGACTTTAATCCAGAGTTTGTTAATCTGGATTATAATAAATTAAGTATATGAGTTGGAAGATTGGAGATAAGAATAAAACCATAGGGTATTTGTTACCGTTTTTACATAATAATGGTAAGTTAAACTGCGATAGTTTTTTTAGTAAAAGTGATATAAACTTTCCTACTAATCATTTTGTCAATGTTTTTAGTAAGTGTGAAGAGTTTCCAGAATTAAATCAGCATTTATTTTTGTTATACAAATTTAGCCCACATCCAATTTTTCAAAATTTTGAAGACAAAATGAGTAGGTTACCTGAATTTGTACAAATTTATGATCCTGATAAATATCATAGGATGATGGTATTTAAACTTGATGATGAATATGTAGATGCTATTACTAATTTTAGAAATGGTAAGTTTTCTAAAATAAAAGAGCGTCATAAAGAAATCATTATGAAGTTTCATAAACTAGATCCTGATTTATATCTTAGAAAACCTGATGATAATAAAAATAATATTTCAGGGACTTTGTATAAACAACAATGGAAGAAAACTCAAATAGAGGAAGAGTTTTTGAATTCATCTGCTGTCCATAAATCACAATGGGTTAGATTACCACATGATGCAGAATATACATCAATTCCTGATGATAACCATGAAACTTATTTAGACAAATATAAAATTAATGACACAGGATTGGAAGAATCTTCTCAGTGAAGAATTTAATAAAGAGTATTTTGTAAAATTAGCTAATTTTATAAAAAGTGAAAGAAAGTTAAAAGAGATATATCCAAAATCAGAAAGCTTGTTCAAATGTTTTAACACTAGTTATATTGATACTAAAGTTGTTATACTTGGACAAGATCCATATTTTAATGGGCAAGCTGATGGATTAGCTTTTTCTGTTAAAGAAAATACTTTAGTACCCCCATCTCTAAGACAGATTTTATTGGCAATTGAAGACAGTTGCTATGATGGGTTAAATTTAGATTATACATCAGATTTAACTTATTTATCTGATCAGGGAGTTTTGTTACTAAATAGAATATTAACAGTTGAAAAAAGCCTTCCTTTATCACACAAGAATATAGGTTGGGAAACTTTTACAGCTAAGATTATTGAACTACTGAATTTGCATCCTTATAATATTATTTATATCTTAGCAGGCAAAGAAGCCCAAAGTATAACACCGATGATTGACCATAGACACACAATTATTGAACTGGAACACCCAGCTTATGCCTGTAGGCAAAATAGAAGTTGGAAGTTTGATGATTGTTTTAACAAAACTAATGTGTTGTTGGTCAACCAAGGGAGAAATCCTATTAAATGGTAAAATATGAATAATAATCAAAGAATAATGAAGGTAGTTGCTTTCTTAAAAGCTAAGCCTTCATATGTTAGAGAACCTTTTAACAGGGTTTCTAAACAAACTGGTGAAACTAATGAAGAAGTTATTAGATTAGCTAAAAAATATATTAAGGATGAAAGCATTAGTATTGATGAAGGGTTGAAACCTTATACTGATGGAGATCCTGACAATGTGTTAATTATAGGGGATACTCACGAACCTTTTACTAAAGAAGGTTATCTAGCTTTTTGTAGAAAAACTCAAGAAGAATATGATTGTGGTACTGTAATACATATTGGAGATTTAACAGACAATCATGCTGTTAGTTATCATGATAAAGATCCTGATGGATTATCTGCTGGAAATGAATTTAATGCTGCATTAGCTGCTTGTAAAAAGTGGTATTATACATTTCCAAATGTTAAAATCTGTATTGGGAATCATGATGCATTACCATTTAGAAAAGCTTTTACTTCAGGTCTCCCTAAAGGTTGGTTAAAAACTTATCAAGAACTATTGCAAAGTCCTCCTACTTGGGAATGGGATTTCAAGCATATAGTTAATGGGGTTATTTTCCAACATGGGACAGGATTATCTGGAGAAATGGCAGCTATTAATACTGCTAGAGAGAACAGACAATCTACTGTAATAGGTCACTTACATACTGTATGTAACACTAGATATTTAGCTTCTTACAAGGATTTAATATTTGGGGTTACTGTAGGCTGTGGTATAGATCATGGGAAATATGCTTTTGCATATGGTAAAGAAAATTCAAGAAAACCAGTTATAGCGTGTGCTGTAATAGTCAATGGAGTACCTATTAATATTCCAATGCCTATTTAAGTACAAAATTAGCCTGTACCTATTAATATAAGCAGGTTATACCCAGTTATAAACAGGTAGGAAGACTGGTTTTTTTAAAAAAAATTATGGATATAGGATTAAGTACATTAAGTGATGTGGTAACATTTAATAAATATGCAAAGTATTTACCACAAAACAAGAGAAGAGAAACTTACGATGAAATCATATTTAGGTATTTGCAAATGATGGTAGATAAATACCCATCTTTAGCTGATACAATAGTAAGTCAAGGGAATTATATTTTTGATAAAAAAATTCTTCCATCAATGAGAGCATTGCAATTTGCAGGTCCTGCTATTCAAAAGAATGAAGCTAGAATTTACAATTGTTGCTATCTTCCTATTGATGATTACAGAGCTTTTGGTGAGATTATGTTCTTACTACTAGGTGGTACAGGAGTAGGTTACTCTGTACAGTTTAAACATATTGAGAAACTACCTGAAATTAGAAAACCTAAAAAGGGACAAAAGTTCTTGATTAGTGATTCAATTGAAGGATGGGCTGATGCTGTTAAACATCTACTAGGAAGCTATTTAGGGTATAGAAATACTCTCCCAAGATTTGATTTTAGTGATATTAGACATAAGGGTGCTAGATTGATTACTGCTGGTGGTAAAGCACCTGGACCTGATCCTTTGAAAAAATGTCTATTTGAGGTTCAACAAATTTTAGATAAAAAAGAAGATGGGAACAAATTATCGTCAATTGAAGTTCACGATATTGTCTGTCATATTGCAGATGCAGTACTTGCAGGTGGTATTCGTAGAGCCGCCCTTATTAGTTTATTTTCTGCTGATGATGAGCAGATGTTAACTTGTAAGTTTGGTAATTGGTGGGAACTTAATCCCCAACGTGGTAGAGCTAATAACTCTGCTGTACTTGTAAGACATAGAGTAACTAAAGAGTTTTTCTTAGATCTATGGAAGAAGATTGAGCTTAGCCATGCTGGTGAACCTGGTATTTACTTTACTAACAATCCTGATTGGGGTACAAACCCTTGTTGTGAGATTGCATTAAGACCTTATCAGTTTTGTAATTTATGTGAAGTTAATGTGTCTGATGTTACTTCACAAGAAGATTTAAATAATAGAGTTGCAGCAGCAGCTTTCTTTGGTACTTTGCAAGCAGGATTTACTGATTTCCATTACTTGAGACCTATTTGGAAAAAGACTACTGAGAAAGATGCTTTAGTTGGTATTGGTATGACTGGTATTGCTTCTATGGAAGTATTTAAATATGACCTTACTGAAGCTGCTAAAATTGCTGAATTAATTAATATTAAGATTAGTCAAACTTTAGGGATTAATAGAGCAGCTAGAATTACTTGCGTTAAACCTAGTGGTACAACTAGTTGTGTATTAGGGACTGCTAGTGGTATTCATGCTTGGCATAATGATTATTATATCAGAAGAATGCAAATGTCTAAGTCAGAAGATCTTTATAAGTACTTAGCAGCTAATCATCCTAATCTAATTAAAGACCATTTGTTAATTCCTAATTCAGCAGTAATTGAAATTCCTATTAAAGCACCTGCTGGTTCTGTAATAAGAACTGAGACTGCTATAGATACATTAGAGAGAGTTAAGAAGGTATCTCAAGACTGGATTAAACCAGGACACATTTATGGTGATAATACACATAATGTCAGTGCTACTATTTCTATTGATAAGAATAGAATGTATAATAATTATGATTTAACTGCTATAAATCGTGTATCAGAAATGGATGAATGGGAAGTAGTAGGACAATGGATGTGGGATAACAAAGAATTCTATAATGGTTTATCTGTACTTCCATTTGATGGTGGTAGCTATTCACAAGCTCCTTTTGAGGATATTACAGAAGAACAGTATAATGAACTTGTAGGTCAACTGACATCTATTGATTTATCTTTAGTTACTGAAGATGATGATACTACAGATCTAGTAGGAGAAGTAGCTTGTGGTGCAGATGGTTGTGTAATAATTTAATAAAAAACTATGAGAATAACACCTGATAATATAGAATTTTTAGAACCAAATGAAGTATTTGTTTTTGGGAGTAATGAAGCTGGCATTCATGGAGCTGGGGCAGCTAAAACTGCTTTAGATAAGTTTGGAGCAGTACTTGGTCAAGGATTTGGTCCACAAGGTCAATCATTTGCTATCCCAACTAAAAACTGGAAGGTTAGCACACTAAGTATTATATTTATTCAACAATATGTTGTTAGGTTTTTAATGTATGCTGACTATCATCCTGAATTAAAGTTTTATGTAACTGAAATTGGATGTGGATTAGCTGGCTATGAACCAGAAGATATTGCTTGGATGTTTAGAGAAGTTATGGAGGATGAAAACATTTATCTCCCACAAAGATTTATTGATATATTAAATGGGAAAGACATTTAAGGATAGTCCAGAGGAGAAGAAAAAAAGATCTAAAGCTTCTAAAAAATATAAGTTAAACGATATTTTAGATGAAGAACATTTAGAAGAAATTAAAAAAATTAAAAATGAGTCTCCAGATAAATATTTTAGATAAAGTGCAGTATTATCCTGTAATAGTAGATAATAAATATGAAGCTAGAATTAATCCATCAACATTAAAAATTACTTGGGATGTCCATTTATTTTCTAATATTGATGCAGAAAAAACAGCTTTAGAAATAAAAGATATTGAGGAAACTATCCTCAAACAATTTAAATTAATTGATAATGAATCCAAATAAAAATAATAGAAAACCAAAACCTACTGTAGCTGTAGAAGAATCTTTAACAGAAAAATCTTGTGCAACTTGCGTCCCTAAAACTGAGGTTACTACACTAGTTTTAGAAGCTGTAAAAAAAGTAGAAAATGATGCACATGCTGATATTGCTAAACTTAAAAAAGAATTAGCTGATGCTAATAGTTTACTAGGTAGACAAAGAGGAGATTTAGAAATCCTTAGAAAGAAATCTGAAGCTGATAGAACTGTTATTGCAGGATTAAAAAAGGAGTTAGATAAAGTTAATTCTTTTGGGAGATGGTTATATGGAATTAATTATTAATTATGATTATTCAGAATTAGTAAGCTATTATCAAGGGGTAATTTACAATCAAGGATTACCCCTTGATTTTACCATTATTAAAACTACTAATGTAGCTACTAAAGAACTTATTGATATTGAGGTAGCTTTTACTAAAAAAGTAAACAATTATACAGAACTTAGAGATAAAGTTTTATCTAAATTTAATCAAGATTTCAAATGAAAGTAAAAATTAAAAAGCTGCATCCAAATGCAGTAATTCCTCAATATTCAAAACCTGGAGATGCAGGAATGGATTTAGTTGCTGTTGACATACATATTCTTTCTACAGATGATACTGACATTGCTCAAATAGATTCAGGGATTGCTGTTGAAATTCCTGAAGGGTATGTAGGATTAATATTTCCTAGAAGTAGTGTTTATAAAAATAATGCTTTATTAAGCAATTCTGTTGGTGTAATTGATTCTGGGTATAGAGGAAGTATAAAAGCAAATTTTCTAACTGATGCAGAAGTTTTTGGGTATCAAGTAGGAGATAAATTTGCACAACTAATTATTTTACCATACCCACAAATTGAATTTGAAGAAGGAGAATTATCTTCTTCTGACAGAGGTGAAGGTAGCTTTGGGTCAACGGGAAAATGAAACATTATAGATTTAAAATTATTACCTACAAAGGACTTTTATTAGGGTACTTTTTAAGTATAGGTAGTAAATTAGTTAGTCAGGAAGAAGCTAAAGTGTTTAACATTAATGAATCAATGTTAGATAGTTTAAAAGAACAGATTTTAAATAAACTTTCGTTTCAAGGGCTGAATATAGATGACATAATCATCACAGAAGAACAATGTTAAATATTAAACAAAATGAGTTGGGAAAAACAACCAAGAGATGCTAAAGGTAGATTTCTATCAAAAGCAGTAGAACCTGTTAAAACTAAAGCTAAAACAAAGAAAGTTTCTAAGAAATTAACACAAGTTAATATTTTTGTTATTGATGATAGTGCTAGTATTGCAAGTAACAATATGGTAGATTCTATTGTAACAGGAATGGATGACATTATTAAAGATGTACTTTCTGAAAATGAAGATCCAATGTTTTGGGGATTAAGTATGTTTGGTAAATATAATAACAAGCATTATTCTTTTAGTAGTCAGCCATTGAAATTGATTAATTACAACCCTATTCAATCTTTTACAGCATTGAATGATGGTATTGCGTATGCAATTGAAAATACTGCTTATTATATTCAAAGTAATAAAATTCAAAACCCAAGTGTAGTATTTAATATTTTTACTGATGGGCAAGAAAATAATTCTAGAGAATATACTACAGAAAAAATTAACGCTTTAATTTCTAAAAAAAGAGATGAAGGTTGGATGATTAATTTTATTGGAGGGGGTGACCCTAAAGTAGTTAAAGAAGCAGCTAAAGATTTAGGGATATTTGCAGCTAACACTGTAGTTTACAATACTAATTCTGCTGGTACAGCTGAAGTATTTGATAAATTGTCCGAAAGTATGAGAGGCTACAGTAAATCTGTAAAAGAAGGTAAGACTTCTAATACTGGATTTTTTGGTAGATAAATAGTTTTATATGCGTTAGGGTATAATTTACTATTAGATTAGTATTTTATACCCTATTGCGTATAATTTAATGTTAAATTATGATTATACAAGCTAAAGATAATGTTTTAGAGAAGTCTAGTGACTTTCAATCTAAAACTGTAGGTATTAAAAATGTAAGTAAAATATTCAAAATCCTATTGGATGGTATTTATTCAGATCCATTTGGTAGTATTATGAGAGAGATAGCTTCTAATTCCTTAGATGCTAATAAAGAAAGTAATACTGATAAAAATGTAGAAATTACATTTGTAGAAAAAGATCCTTTAAATGGAGATGATTACACTATTATTTTTAAAGATTATGGGGTTGGTATTTCTGAAAGTAGAATGTATGATATATTCTGCAACCTAGGAGAAAGTACCAAAGATACAGATAATGAACAGATTGGTGGATTTGGGATTGGTTCAAAGTCTCCTTTTAAGTACACCGATGCTTATACAGTAAAAACAATTAATGATGAAACTGAGTATTTATATGCTTTAGTTCTAAATACAGATAATGTTCCTGAATGCAACTTAATTTATAGTAAACCTTCTAACGAAGAATCTGGAACTGAAATTATTATTCCTGTTAAAGATCATTATGATTTTACTAGATTTAAAGAAGCTGCTCAAAAACAATTATGCTGGTTTAAGAATATAGATTATAAAAATGTAAATGTTGTATATCCAGAAATTAGTTATGAGGGTAGAAGACTTATTATATTAAAAGATAGTTGGTATGCTTCTAATTATGGTAATCCTGGTCATCAACAAGTACTGTTAGGTAATATTCCATATGACTTTAGAGGTAAACATTTTTCTAAATATATCATTCTTAAATTCAATATTGGAGAATTAAACCCTACTGCTTCTAGGGAAGCTTTGGATATTAATACTACTAGTTCTGATAACTATGATAAAATTGTTGCGGAAGCTAGAAAGGAAATCTTAGAGTATGTTCAATTATTAATTGATAGTAAAACTAATCTAATTGAGCTTCTTCATGTTGTTAGGAGTTATAATATTGATGAATCAGAATTATCCTTTGAAGGTTATTGTTTAAGTGAATATATGAATATTAATATTGTTAGGTGTTCTACTAAATATTATGGTAAACAGGTAATGTATAATACTTTCAAATTAGAACAATGCTTAACTCATAAATTATATTGTTATACAGATGATATTAATTCTAATGATGTAGCTTCTTATGTCAGAGATGAGCGTACTACTATTCACAGTCTCCCTAAAGATAAAGTTGGGGGAATATATGATGTTTTAATAAAGTATCTAACTCCATTATCTGATATAGTAACTCCTGTTGTTAAAGGTCCTAGAAAGAAAGCTGATAGATCTATTATTAAATATACACTTTATAAACAACTTGGGAATAAAGAAGCTTACTCTACTAATGTAGATGACTTTAAAGATACATATTTAACAGATGCTAGTAAACCTTTGATCTATTTTCTAGAAGGTGAAACTAATGATTTAAATCTGTATTATGGTTGGGAAAAGCTATTGTTCAGAAAAGTTAATTTAATGAGGTTAACTACTGGAGGATTGAATAAACTTGGGATAAATTCTATGATTATACACTTTAAAAACAAAAAAGATATCGTAGAATATTTATTGAAGAATAACGTAACTTTTAAAAAAGAAGTTGAAGAATGTTTAGCTCCGTTTACAGATACTGATTTATATGCTGATTTGTATAGAAATTCTTGTTTTGTAAAGTATGTGGAAAAATTAAACGCCTTTAGTAATGAAAGAATTATCCAAGACATTCGTAATATAGGAGTTGTATTCCCAAAAGAGTATTATAATTTGTATCCAGCATATAATTCTGTTTACAATAAATTAATAGATATGCATATTGAAAAAATGCAAAATAAAAAAATAAAGAAAAGATGATTGCTACAATCAAAACAAATAATACATTAACATTATTTATTCAAGGTGAAACTAAACCTAGAGTATTACAAGTTAATGCTAGGACTAAAGACATTTTAACTAGGATCAGTGATATTAATAATTCTTATGGGGAGCTACAACAAATATTTCTGGAAGATTTCTTAAAGTTTATTGCCCCTATTAAATGGATTGCTACTAAAGATGATAGATTGTTACTATCTGATGATGGAAAATTGTATTTGAAAGAAAATACATCTGTTGCTATTTATGGATATTTAGGGAAGAAACTATTGGAATTTGTTGAAGAAGGTTATCCAATTGATTATTTGATTAATTTCTGGAAAAACTGTTTAGCTAACCCTAGACAAGATGCTGTAACAGAATTGTTCCAATTCCTAGAATCTAATAAAATTCCTATTACACCAACAGGTACTTTTATTGCTTATAAAAAAGTAACTAGAGTTGGTGAACAAAAAGATGATTCTAGATTTAATGGACTTAAGTTAGATAAACAAGGTAATGTTAGAGATCCTAGAGGGCATTTTGTTGGTAATCCTTTAAGACAATACTTTATTGATTATCTTGAAGGTAGAATTGAATCTCAGTTTGTAGATTCACATAGTAGATCAGTAAAACAATCTATTGGGGATGTAATTTCTATGGATAGAGACCTTTGTGATCCTGATAGAGAAAATAGTTGTTCAACAGGATTCCATTTTGCTGGCTATGAGTATGCTAAAGGGTTTTCAGGTAATGCTTTTGTTTATGTAGAAGTTAATCCTATGAATGTAACAGCTATCCCAACAGACTATAACTATCAAAAAGGTAGATGTTGTGAATACACCATTGTTGGATTAGCTGAAGAAGAAGAATTAGAAGTTAAAGTATTTGAATAATGAGTGAAGAAGATTTTAATTTTATAGTTACTGACACTTTAGATAAAATTAAAGAAACACTTATTGTTAAAGGTAAAGAATACAGAAGAAATTCTAATGTATTTCATAATTTTGAACAAGGTAGTAACAGATCTGGTTTATCTAGAGAAAAGGTTTTAGATGGGTTTCTTCTAAAACATGAAATATCTATTGCAGATATGACTAATGATTTAGATAAAGGTGTGTTTCCTAAAATAGAAACTGTTAATGAAAAATTTGGAGATAATATTATCTATCTTATTATCAAAAAAGCAATGATTATTGATAGAATTTACTAAAGAAATAGCCCCTTAATTGGGGCTATTTTTTAAAATTCTTTTTTCTCAGCAGTTTCATCTAAAACAAATAGATCTGTTATAGGTCTACCTCCAGGAAACACTTTTAGAAAATAGTGTGCTACATTTGCTTTATCTCTAGGATTATTTTCTCCAGAGAAAGCATCTCTGGATTCATCAAATGTATTTTCAATTAAATCTAATGAAGTAACTAATAAATCTGTAACAGGTACTGAGTTCTTAGTAATAATAGAAACACCTTCACTCCCATAAAAGAAACCTAATTCTCGTCTAACTCTATTTAAAGTTCTGTATGTAGCTCTAGCTACTAAATTATTTTTATAATCTTTTTCACCATCATCATCCCAATCTCCCCCTAAAGCCATTAATAAAGTTAAGAAAGCTAAATATACTCTCAATTCAGTTACAGAACTTCTAATCTGACCATTCATATAGTCCATAAAATCTTCTTCTGTAAAATTCTGTATTTGTTCGTTATTAGGGTTATCTTCTTTAAGTTTATTTAACAAAGCTCTAGTTCTAGATTTATTAACAGTAAACATTTTAGCATATCCAAAAGTAGAAATATCTAATAATAATTTAGCAATGTTTAAAGAAGTTTCTGTTACAATCCCTAAAAAGTTTTTTTGTTCAGGTTTCAAATTAGATTTCCAGATAGCATTCATTTTCCCAATAACAATAGCATCTGTTGTACTTTGATACTTAATGCTACCAAATCTTTCTTTAACTAAATCTGGTAACCAAGTTTTAAAAGTCATAAATAGTTTCCCTAAAGTAGTCATTTGAATATTTCTCATGTCCCCATCAGTTAATTCTCCTTTAATACCTCTAGAAACCTGTCTAACCATATTTCTAAATTGAGTATAACCATCTAAAGACAATCCTTCAATTTCAAACTTTCCATCAACTACTTTAGATCTTTCTGACAATGTTCTTTTATCCTTAAGATTTTTAATACGTTTTATGTTACCATTTTCATCTATCCCATAGTTCTGCATCATAGCTAACCCAATAGAATTATCAATGTATTCTGAACCCTTTCTAAAGCCAATCATTGATAACCCTCTTTGAGATAAATTAAGGATGTTATTTGAAGGAAGTTCAGTAGCTATTATATTAGTACCCTTATCTGAAAATTCAAAATACCCTAAGGCTAGTTTTTCAATTTCATTCTTACCTGATAGAATTCCAACTAAAGCTTTTTCAGCAATTTTCATATTAGTTCTATCGTAGTAATAACCTTTAACTCCTTCATAGTATTGATTAATTTTAGCTGAAGCTGATGCAGCTACTTGAGTTACAGGATTTAATGCTAGTTTAGTTATAACCAAAGCTTTATTAAAAGCTAATAACATTTTAGCAACATCTTTATTTTTATCTTGATTAGTAACTCCATACATACTTGCTAATATATGTTGCTTGAATAATCTAACAACATCTAGCTGTTCCCCAGTAACTTTAGCATATGCTCCTGATAAAGTTGTTATTACTTTTCCATCAGAAGTAGTTTGTTTAACACCATTGGTTGCAATTAAATCCCCTAAAATATCAATTTCAGTTTGGATTTTAGCCATTGATTCATAGTTAAGGGCTACTTCAGCAAATGTATAAAGTACTTTAGTTAAATCATAAGACTTAAGATTGTTGTCTAGTACTCCATCTTTATTGTAGATAGCTGTCATTCCCCATTTAGGGATTTCAGGGAGAACTTCTCCTGTAACAATATCCATTTTACCTTTATAAGTTTCTGTACCAAAAGAAAAATCATCTTCTCTAACTTTAAACATATCAACTATGTTTTCCCATAAGTTTAAAGTATTATCTCTAAACAATGTTTCTACCATTTCTGCTCTGAAATTAGGAATAAAATTAGCAGGTAAATCTGAGTATGCATTGAAACCCATTTTACCTCTAAATTCAGACATAGTTTCATTCCAGAAATTATAATAGTTGTTTAATGCTGGAGTATTCTTAATAGTTTTATACTCTTCTGAAAACAAATTATTTTCAGCAGATGGTTTAATTTTATAATACTTCCATATATCTCTACTACTAAATAAGAAAGACTCTAAAGAATTGTTTTGTTTGAATGTATCATACTTCTTTTTATCTTCTATATTAGATAGATCCCAACCTGCTATATCAGTAACTCTTTTTACATAAGCATCATATTTTTCCTGAGCATCCTCTTTAAGTTCAAAAGTCTTTTCTAGTTCAACCTTGTTGGAATCTTCTTGATTTTTTTTTAGACCTTCATAGAATTCTTTTGTGTACTTCCCATGAAGATTTCCTGTAGTTCTATTAATAAGCTTATTGTAAGCTCCAAATAATCCCAACCCTGATGCTTTAGAATAATCTTCAAGTTCTTTAGCTACACCATTAAGTTTATTTTTGAAAGTTTGTAAAGCCAGTCTTTTTTCATTTTGATATTTAGAAATTAAAAAGAAAGCTTCTTTGAAAACAGGATGATTGATTTCTGAAAAAGTATCAAACAACTTATTTAAAAAAGATACGTCACTAGCATTCTCTATTTCTTCTAAGTTAGTTACATTAAATGATTGTCTAGATAACAAACTATCTTTTAAAGAAGAAACCATTGTTAAAACATTAGCCTGTAGTTTAACTCGTCTACTCTCCCATTTTTTAATTTCTTCTTCAGGTAACCCTAGTTTAAAATAATAATCTTTAGTGGCAGCTAATACCCCAGAAAAAGCTTCTAGTTCTAAAATTAATTGTCTATGTTCTTCTTTATTTAAGTATTTATCTTCAGAAGATTCATTTGTAATATCAGATAGATTAGTAAAAATACCATCAGTCAATTCCCCATATCTTTTAACCAATCTCTCATAGTCATTGATTAACCAAGTATTGTCTTCTTTAACTTGAAGCTTATTGATAGATATTGTTAATCTATTTATATGTTCTTTGATAGCTTCCTTTTTAGGGGAAGTACCTCTAATAGCTTCAAGGTCTTTAATTAAAGATAGTTTAATTCTATTAAGTTTTTGTAACTGTAATTCAAGAGTAGGTGTAGAAGCTTTCTCTTGAATAGCAATAGGATCTAAAAAGTCTTTAGCTGTAGCAAAGGTTTCAATTTGTCTAATTTCATTAGTTAATTTACCATCAACTACTTTTAAATTAACTTGAATAGGGATTACTCTACTTTTTCTAACTGTAGTAACCCCCATAGTCTTTAACAATGAAGCTGTAGTTTTAGGGAGCTGTAAATTCCAGTCTGTATATTTGTAAAATGGAATCCAGGACATTGAATTAACTTTAAACTTTTTACTAGCTTTGTCAAATTCACTGTATTCTTTTTTAGGGACAATAGTTTTGTAGTCAAAATGGTCAGCACTTTTATCACTATAAACAATAATTAAATCTGCTGTACCCATTAGGTCAGAAACCCCAACTATTTGTTCAGCAACTATTATAGGTTTTTGAGTAGGATCAATTTTATTTTGAGTTTCAATAGCATCTGTTATAAACTGTTTAGCGGTATCAAACAATACTTTAAAATCTCTATCTGAAAGATTAATAATCTTTTTGATTTCTGCTAATGATAAAGCTGCTCCTGCATCAGTTGTCAACACTTTATCTTTATACTCATTAGCAATAAAATACTTAGTTAGCTGCTCCATTACTGAGTGTACAGCAGTACCAGTATCTTTTTTAAGGATAGATTCTTCAGCTTCAGAAATCTCTTTAGCTTTTTCTTTACCTTTTAATGCTTCAAAATTCATTTTACCTTCTAGAGTAAATGATTTTTCAATATCAGCATCCTGACCTTTAACACCATAAACCCTAACTTTACCATTTAAAGTAGGTATTCTTTTATCTCTAAGTAAAGATTCATCTTTCCATCTAACTTCAAAAGAGTTTTGAAATAATTGAAACCTGTTTAAAATCTCTTGTTGATTATCAGCTTTACCAGAAGCTAGTTCTTCTACTCTACCTTTTATAATAGCATCTGCTACTTGAGATAAAGGGGTTTTTACATCACATATCATAGTTTACATTGTATATCTAGTTCTTCATCCTTATTGTCATTGATAATCTTTTTTTCAAAAGGCTGAAGTTCTGCAAAGTTAGGAAATTTTTCATTAAAAGATTCTTCACTAAAGTACAAATCTTTGTAATTAGTATCTACTGAATTAGTAAAATCACTTATAATATAATCATTTTGATCTTTTAATCTTTGAAAAAATACTTCTGAAGATTCTTGAAATTCAGATAAAGATAATTTTCCTTTATAAACATCTCTGGCAGAAACATAGAAATCTATATCAATTTCATTATCAGTTGTAAAAGGATAGAAAAAATCTACTCCTATTAATAGTTTATTTTTAACTAAATCAAGAGGGTTAACTTCTTTCATATTAGAATCATAGACAGTTATATCTAAATAAGGATTTTTTACCCAACCATCATTTGCTCTTATTGTTTTACTTTTATCAATTGTATATCCTTCAGGAACCATAAAAAATGAATATGTATTATAATCATTTTTACCCCAACCAAAATGCGCCATTTCAATATTAGGTTGATTAAATTGATTTAAGAAATCTTTAGTAGTATTATTTCTAGTATATTCAAAAGGAATTCTAAAATCTAAATCGTGTATAGGCTCTTCTTTTTTTCTGAAAATATCTTGTTGTTTTGATATAGCTAATGAACCTGTTAATTTAAATGGAAATTCAGTTGTATATTTTTCAATGATTTCTTTAGCCAGTTTATTATCACCAACAGCCTGGTCATATTTAATAGGTTGTCTACCATTTAATTCAGGAATCTGAACTAAAGTTTTTCCTTTTATTATATCCAAAGCTATTTTATCAGCTATATCATATAGTAACTTATCTGTTTTAGATATTTTTGTAAATAAAGATTTGATAGCATCTAGAATTTTTGAAAACAAACCTTGTTCTACTTTATCTTGAGATTTAAAATTGTTTACAATTGCTTTTCCTATAAGCTGACCTATGGCTTCTACTTTTATTTTCTTAATATTTTTACCATATTTATCATAATATTGGTTTTTTATAGATTCATATTGGCTCCAAGATTCTATAGTATTAAGTAAATTACTAATGGTTTCATTTTCTTCTCCCATTAACATTACTAAAACATGTGAAAATTCTTCAGGAAAAGTATTAATATCTCTGTTATCTGACAAGTAAATTATTTTTTGAATAATATCTACAGCCCCAAGTGAATTAACAGAATATCTTTCTTGCAATTCTTTTATATTTTTATATTTAACATTAAAAGGTTTCAAATAATTAACCAACAATTCTTCAAGTTTTTCATTAATAGGTTCGTTAGTCTTACTATTCAAACTGTTAAAAATATCTTCAGTAAATAATTCTAATTGTGTTCCTGGTGTTACTAATAAATCAGAAAGGTATTTATT